TCGGTCTTACAGCAGGATTCACAGTAGATTTCGCTGTTTCCAAAGCAAAGAAAGTAGCATAAAACACTACTAAAACTCCTTTTTTTCTTTTCTAAAACTTTATAAACAAATAAAACCTTTTCATATATAGATGATTTCGAATAATTTTGTAACTAAAAGTCTAGTTTTCAAAGAAGAATCTGGAGAACGATTTTTCGAAGGATTATTGACAGTAGAGATGGTTGATAAACAAGGCGAGGTTACAGTTGTAGATTCATTATACAAATGTCTCCCAATATGGATGGATAGGGGAGGAGCAATATCAGACACACATTCAAACAGAATAGTAGGAAAAGGAATCAATTATGCTAAAACAACACTAACTACAGAGGATGGAAGTGAATTACCTGCATTAAAAATTATTGGTAAAATATTTAACCATACACAACTAGATAATGAGATATGGGAGAAGATAAAATCGAGAGAATACAGAGGACTTTCATTTGGTGGAGCAACAACGTCGGATGCAACACCAGTAACACAATCGGACGGAAGCATCGCTTTCCATTTAAAAGACATAGAAATGTATGAAATTGCAGTATGTGAAGATCCAGCAGTTCCATTTGCATTAATTACAGCAACTAATGATATAGCAAAATCAACCGAGACAGGAGATGACTATGTGGTAAAGGAAGAAGACAATGATGTTATAATTAAATGTGAAGAGAAAGGTTGTTTCATTTCAAAATCAAATGTAACTAAACCATTACCTACCAAATGGGGTGGATTGGAATTTGAAGGATGTGAAGAAAGAGCAAGAAACGATGATGATATTAGAAATCCAGAAGGAT